CAGGATTAGCTTATTACCTGTCCATGAAGCTTCCTAACATGGACCCCAATCGTATCCCTATGCTTAAAGCGGATTATGAACAACAGTTCCAATTAGCGGCAGAAGAAGATCGGGAAAAGGCGGCTTTACGAATCGTTCCTCGGAACATGTTCTACTATAGATAACCATGCCAAATAAGTTTTCATCCGGTAAATATGCGATTGCCGAATGTGACCGATGTGGTCAGCGGTACATGCTTAAGGAGTTGCGTACCCAAGTATTAAAAACCAAGCCTTATAAAGTTAAAGTTTGTAAGACTTGCTGGGATCCAGATCAGCCACAGTTACAACTGGGTATGTATCCAGTAAATGATCCTCAGGCTGTCCGTGATCCACGACCAGATGTTAGTTACTATTCGTCAGGAAATACGGGTTTATATGTAAATCCTAATTCTAGCAATAGTACCAATAATGCTGGTTACCCTCAGGATGGTAGTCGGCAGACACAATGGTCTTGGAATCCTGTAGGCGGGGCAAGAGGTTTTTCAGACGCTTTTACCCCCAATGATTTGAATTTAGCCATTACAATAGGCACAGTAACCGTAGTCACAACATAAGGAGCAGTAAAATGGACAAAGCAGATATGAAACAAGATAAGGCTATGATTAAAAAAGCCATGAAAATGCATGACGCTCAAGAGCATAAAGGCGGTAAAGGTACAAACCTTTCCAAGCTCAAAAAAGGCGGCGTAACTGGTAAAGAAATGAAAGCTATGGGTCGTAATATGGCTCGTGCTATGAATCAAAAGTCTAGCTCAAGAGGTCGTTAATATGGCAACCCAAATCAAACCAACAACCAAAAACAGTTCGCCTATGCGTACTGGCAAGGCTAAGAATAATGGTCCTGCTGAAATGTACGAAAAAAACGGCACTGGCGTAGCAGCTATGCGTAAAGCTACTGGTCATGGCGCTAAAGATCCAAACACAATGGCGGCTAATGAAGTTACTCCTTCTACAGTTCCTATGCGTGTCAGTATTGGTAACATTGATCGTGGCCCTAAGGAAGACGGTATTGAAGTTCGTGGTTCTGGCGCTGCAACTAAAGGTCGTATGGCTAGAGGCCCAATGGCATAATGAATTACGAAACGTTATATAACTCGATTCAAGCTTACGCCGAGAACACTGAACAGCTGTTCGTGGCTAATATTCCCGTTTTTGTGGAAGAGGCTGAACTTCGTATATATAACTCAGTAAATGTTCCATCGTTGCGTAAAAACGTAACAGGCACTATGACCGCTGGAAACCAGTATGTAGCCCTTCCTATTGATTGGCTGGCTAATTATTCAGTAGCAGTTATAGATCCAACTACGGGGATGTATAACTACCTGATTAACAAAGATGTTAACTATCTGCGCCAAGCCTATCCTTATGCGACCAATAACGGTACGACCTATCAAGGAACTCCGGGTGGTACGCCTAAGTACTACGCCTTATTTGGCTCGCAGTATTCTGATGTAAATGAAATGACTTTGATGGTAGCGCCCTCTCCGGATCAGGCTTACCCAATAGAAATGCATTATTACTACTATCCACCCACTATTGTTAAGGGTCAAATTAATGGTAGTACTATTAGTAATGCAGGTACGCTATATACCAATGGGGTATACCAAAACGTTTCATTAACAGGAGGCTCAGGAGCCAATGCTACAGCTGATGTCGTCATTAGTGGTGGAGTTGTCACTAGTTGTAATATTACTTTTGGTGGTAATTTCTATGTTGTAGGAGATGTTCTTTCCTGCTCATCCTTAGGTAATACTGGTAGCGGATTTACTGTAAACGTTTCCAGTGTTACAAATGCTACTGGCACAAGCTGGTTAGGCGACAATTATGACCCAGTTTTGTTCTATGGTGCTATGCGGGAAGCCATGTTATTTATGAAGCAAGAGCCTGATTTAGTAACCAATTATGAACAAAAATACCAAGAAGCTCTGATGGAATTTAGACGCTTCTGTGACGGTCTTGATCGTGGTGATGCTTACAGAGATGGTCAAACCAAGCTTAATATTAATCTTAAAGGTAATGTAGCCTCATGATTACCCAAACTTCTTGCACAATTTTTCAGCAGAATTTGCTTAACGGTAATGAGAACTTTACTACCGGAACCTATAAGATTGCCCTCTACAATGCGTTGGCTAATTTAGGACAGCAGACTACGGCTTATACCTCAACCAATGAGGTTGTAGGCACGGGATATACTGCTGGCGGTCAGGTTTTAACCATCTCTGTACCACCCACCCAAAACACCCAATATAACGTCACCTACGTATCATTTAACAATGCCGTATGGAATCCAGCATCCTTTACCGCTAGGGGGGCGTTAGTATACAATGCAACTACAGGCGCAGCATGTTTTGTACTAAATTTTGGGTCAGACAAGACTTGTACATCTAGCTTTACCGTGGAATTTCCAACGGCGAGTTATTCGTCCGCAATTTTAACCATTGGTACTACCTCAAGTAGTATTAACTATAGTAGTTCAGACTAGGAGTAATTATGCATAAAGAATTTACAGGATCTGGCGACCACGCAGAAATTACTCTGCAGGCTAACGCTATTAAAGACGAAACGTTTGGTATTGAAGGCCACTACCATGTAGAGTGCCGTGATGCAAATGGTAACTTAAAATGGACAGAAGATTTTCCTAACCAAGTAGTTCAAGTTGGTAAAATTTTTATGCTTTCTCAGACTTTGTTAACTTCACCAGTTGCTTTAGTTGGTCCTTACCTTGGATTGGTAGTCGGTACAGGAAACACATTCTCTCCAACTGATACCATGAGTTCTCACGCTGGTTGGACGGAGTTTTCTGCTTATACTGTAAGTTCTTCAGCTGTTCGTGGTACTGCTGTATTTTCAACTCCTACAGGAAACAACAATACAACCCCCGGTTCTAACGTTGTAACAGCATCTGCTTCTGCTATTACCTATACAATTACTGGTTCAGGCGGCGTAGTTGGCGGATGCTTCTTGGTAACCGGTACTGGCGCTACATCTACTTTTGGTAATACTGGTGGTACTTTGTATAGCGCTGGTGCGTTCGGTACCGCTAAAACTACAACTGCTGGCGATACAGTAAGCGTTACATACTCAACAACCGCTACAAGTTAAGGAGTCCTAAATGGCTCTAGTAGTTTATGACCGAGTTCAAGAGACTACGGCTACTACCGGCACGGGATCATTAACGCTAGGTGGGGCTGTAGCAGGATATCAATCGTTTGCTGTTGTGGGTAACGGCAATACTACTTTTTACTGCATTATTAATAATTCGCAATGGGAAGTAGGGATTGGCACGTACTCAACTACCGGACCAACTTTAGCTCGTACCACAGTTCTTTCAACATCTACTGGAACTGCTTCGCCAATTACTTTGTCTGGCGCATCTAACGTATTCTTGACTTATCCGGCTGAAAAATCGGTGAATTTAGATAGCAATGGAAACGTAAGTGCGTTAGGAACAATTACTTCTGCTGTTTGGAGTGCTACTACGATTGCAGTAGCTTCTGGTGGTACAGGTGTTACTACTTCTGCTAGCAATAGTGCTAACTCGGTTGTATTAAGAGATGCCAACGTAAATATAGCGGCAAACAATACGTTTAATGGCTATACATCAGTTACAGCGGCAGGTCTTACGACCACAATGACAGCAGCTTCTAGCTTCTATCAGAAGTTAGTTGCAGGATCAGGAAACCAAACATTTAAATTGCCAGATGCAACCACCCTTCCTACTGGTGCAACATATATTTTTGACAATGATTCAAGCGGTAATTTAATTATTCAAGATAGCGCCGGCGGCGCAATAGACACTATTCAGCCCGGATCTCTTGACTGGATTTATTTAGAAGCTAACGGTACAGTTGCTGGTTCTTGGGGTCAGTATGCATTAATTCCAGCATCCTACGACTTTAATACAACTACTGCTTCATTTGGTAATGCCGCAATTACTAACGCTACTTGGAGCGCAACCGCTATTACTTCGGCGTTTGGCGGTACCGGGCTAACAACATTTAGTTCATCTAATTACGCTCTTTATTCTACATCACCTTCAATATTAACTGCCGGCACTTTACCGGTTTTAGCTGGGGGTACGGGTGTAACAACTTCTACAGGTTCTGGTTCTAACGTATTAAATACTTCACCAACTTTAGTTACTCCAACCTTAGGCGTAGCAAGTGCTACATCTTTGGCTTTAGGCAGTGCTTTAACGGTAGCAAACGGCGGTACAGGAATAACAACAACTCCAACTAACGGTCAAATCCCTATTGGAAACGGTACAAACTATACTGCAGCTACTTTAACTGCTGGTACTGCAATTAGTATTACTAACGCATCTGGGTCTGTAACCGTTGCAGGTGCTACCTCAGGAGTAACTGCTGGCGCATATACAACTGCAAACATTACAGTTGATGCTCAAGGTAGAGTTATTTCGGCTTCTAGTGGTTCGGGTGGCTCTACCGTTACTCCTACTTCTAGTGCTACTACTTTTTATATTGTTGGAACAAACGCTACCGCAGGATCATTAACAGCTTATATTTCAAATACCAATGCAGTTTCTTATAACGCTTCTACAGGAGCATTAACTGCTTCTTCGTTCTCAGGCGCTGGTACAGGTTTAACTGGTACTGCTTCTAGTTTATCTATTGGTGGTAATTCTGGAGGCGTTACTGGATTAAGTAGATTAATGAGTTTTGTAGGGGAATTCCCAACCGCAAACAGTCAAGATTTTAATAATTTATTTGGTTCTGGTTATTACGATATTGTTTGGGGAAATTATAGCGGTACCTTAAACACACCCCCAGCATCAAATAGTTATGGAACTTTGTTGGTGGAAGGAGGGTCAAACTTTTACACCCAAACCTTTACTCCTTATTCAAGTAACAATCCATCTCCTTGTATTAGAACTTATTACAATGGTTCTTGGGGTTCATGGGTTACCGCCCTTACTACCAGTGGAACTACTTTTTCTGGTAGTTTAACAATGTCTGGCAATATTGCTGCTCAGTCAGACGAAAGACTAAAGAAAAATTGGCGACCTGTACAAGAAAGTTTTGTTGAAAAACTAGCAGATATTAAGTCAGGTATTTACGATAGGGTAGACCAAGAAATATCCCAAGCCGGTGTATCAGCACAATCTCTACAAACTTTATTACCAGAAGCTGTTTTAGAAGATGAAGAAGGTATGTTAGCAGTCAATTACGGTGGAGCTGCATTAGTGGCTGCTATTGAATTAGCTAAAGAAGTTAAGGCACTACGGGCTGAGATTGCAGCATTAAAGGCTAAGTAATGTTTGGGATAACAGCCTTTGCCCAAACTGCTTTTGCTGGATTAGGCGCAACTATATATTCTTTTGCTATAACTGAAAACTTTCAGCTAGCGGATTCCAATACTCAAACAGCAACTTTTTTACAGTCTATTTCTGAACCGTTTACACTGACAGATAATAATTCACAAGCTTCTATTCTTATTGAAACTATTTCAGAAGGGTTTACCCTAGCTGATTTAAATTCAGTAACGGCAACTTTTTCACAGTCTATTTCTGAACCGTTTACTCTTGCAGATAGTCCTGTTATTTCTTCTCAATTTGCCGTATCTGATACCGAAAACTTTAGTTTATCGGATACCCCATCTACTTATTTTGCCGCTTTAGAAAGCATTACCCAAGACGCTATTTTTGCCGATTCTAATACTAACCAGTCCACTTTTGGGCAATCTATTACAGAACCATTTAATTTGGCTGACTCTAAATCTATAACAGCTCAGTTTGCCCAATCTATTTCTGAAGCGTTTACCCTAGCTGATTTTGAGTCTATAGCCGCACAATTTTTAGCTTCAAGAACTGAAAATGTTACTATGGCTGATGTAGAAACCATATTTTCTATATTTGTTGCTTCTATTGTAGAAAATCTTAACGTAGCCGATGCCAATGTAGCCTTTACTCAATTTACCGCAACTATTAAAGAAAACTTTAATTTAGCTGATGCTAATACCACACAATCGGCGTTCTTAGAATCTATTACGGAAAACTTTAGCCTTTTAGACTCCCTAATTACCACCGGATGGTTTAAAATCAATGATAATCAAACAGTTACATGGAATGCTTTAAATAACACAAATTCCATAACTTGGACTAATATTGGGGATGCGCAAACCCCCAACTGGGTAGTAATTAATAATACGCAGCAATAAGGGATAAATTATGGCATCAACATATACAACCTCGTTAAAAATCCAAGAAATTGGTACAGGCGACCAATCTGGTACGTGGGGAAATACTACTAACACTAACTGGACTTTGATTGAGCAAGCTGTAGCCGGTGTGGTAAATATCACCATGTCTAGCGCTAATTACACCCTATCAAATCTTAACGGCGTTTCTGATGAAGCCCGTAATATGATGTTGGTAGTTTCAGGTACAAACTCAGGCATCTATCAGGTTGTTGCACCATTAGTTCCTAAACTATATGTAATTACCAATAATACATCTGGTGGCTATGCAATTACGATTGGTGCTTCTACAGGCTCTGTTGTTACTATTCCTAACGGAGTTACAGCCCAAGTCTACTGTGATGGATCTACAGGTTTTTTCTCTGCTCAAACTGGATCCGCAGGTAACTTTAATGTAAATGGTACTTTAACCGCTTCGGGTTTAACTGATGCTGGTAACATGTCTGTTGGTGGTACTTTGTCAGTTACTGGGACTACTACTCATACGGGAGCTGTTGCCCTTAACGGAGGCGGTACTTCTACAACCCCAACAGTTGGCGATAATTCAACCAAAATTGCTACTACAGCTTTTGTTACACAAAATGCGGTTTTAACGGGTTCATTATTAATGTGGCCCACCACTAGCGCTCCTAGTGGATATTTAAACTGCGATGGTTCCGCTGTATCACGTTCTACTTACAGCGCATTATTTAGTTTATTTGGTACAACTTTTGGTTCAGGAGATGGGTCAACCACATTTAATCTTCCTAACTATACAAACCGTATACCTTATGGAACAACTATAGGAGCTACAGGCGGTTCTGCCGATGCAGTTGTTGTAAGCCATACTCATACGGCAACTTCTACAGTTACAGACCCCGGCCACGTTCATGCTATGTCTATTACTACTTCTGGTGGTGGAGGCCCTTCTGCTGGAGCGCTAGGCGGACCAACCGGCTATCCTCCTAATACAGCAAGTGCAGTTACGGGTATTACTGTTACTACAACCAACGCAACTGCTGGTGTAAGCGGCACAAATGCTAATCTTCCTCCATACCTTGGTATTAACTTTATTATTAAAACATAAGGTAAGTTTATGACAATTACAGTTGGTGGTTCAAATATCACATTCTCAGATTCAACTACACAATCTAGCGGACAACAAGCAGCTAAAGTATGGGTAAATTATAGTGCTTCTTCTCAAGCAGTAAGAGCATCATATAATGTTTCTTCCGTAACATATAATAGTACAGGAACTTTTACAATCAATTTTACGTCTGCTCTTGCTGATGCTAACTATTCAGTGAGCGGGACTGCTTGGGCACCGGGGTCGTATGGCGGGGCTGTTGGAATAAATAGCCAAAGTGCATCTTCATTGCAAATTCAAGCAATAGCAGTTAATGCAAGTGCGCCCTTATCAGACCCGCCATATGTTTGTGTAAGTGTATTCAGATAATTTAAAGGAAAAAATAATGTCAGATATACTTATTCATGCAAACCCCAATGGTGGAGTATCAATAACAACACCAACAGGCGAATTGCCAATTAATGAAGTTTTAGCAAAAGACTGCCCCGCTGATGCAATTATTGTTGATAACAGCACTTTGCCACAAGGCGCAGATGCACAGTTCTTTGGTGCTTGGGAACTTAATGGGTCTACCGTTACAGTAAACTTTGCTAAAGCACAAGCTATTAAATTAGAACAATATAATGCTCAAGCGCTACAAATTGCTCAACAAAGACAATTAAATACATTGGCTGGTATTGCCAATACCGTATCTGATACAGACTTTATTGCTGAATTGACTGCTGGTCGTGCTGCTATTGCAGCTGCTACAACTACTGCACAACTCGTTGCAATATCTAATCCAAGCTGATGAAAGACATATTAAAGCAGCTTCTTACTGGCAAAGATAATCAGACGCATGATCTAGGTCGTTGGACTTGGTTTATTGGGTTTATTGCGGTTATTGCTATTGCTATTTATGAAGTAATTCAATCTAAATCTATTAGCCTTACCGAACTTGCTTCGGCATTAGGTATCGTATCCGGTGCTGGTGGGGCTAGTGTAATGATGAAACAAAACTCGGAACCGGGGGCGTAATGTTATATGGAACCTACATCAAAGCTGGTTTACTTGTTGTACTTGTATGTGGTGTGTTTTTTGCTGGCTGGCATACTAGGGATAGGGATTTTACTATTTACAAAGATCAAGTCCGTATTGCAGCAGAAAAACAGCAAGCAGAAAATGAGTCGATCCAGAAACAACAGGCACTAATTAATAAAGGAATCCAAGATGAATATGATGCGAAACTTAGTCTTTTGCGCCAGTATTATGCTAACGGGGTGCGGAACAACAATGGTGCCAGTACAGTGTCCGGCATTTCCTCAACCACCAAGCTCTCTGATGCAATCGCCGCCT